TCAGCCATGTCTGCCACAATAGTATGGAAATCAGCATCACCTAGTTTATAGGCTTCCAATACTTCGTCCACGCCATAGAGATTCTGTAAAGCTGCATAATGCACTACCAACCTAGGCTCTTGCTGAGAATAGTCAAAACAACCCCATGTATGGCCCTCCTCAGGTATAAATAATGACCTAATCCGTGGTCCAAGTTCCTTGTTTCTAGCTGGAATCTGCTGGAGATTCGGGTTAGAGTAAGAAAACCTTCCGGTCACTGTTCCTCCATTATCGGATCTTAATTGGTTTATTTCTGCATGTATTCTTCCTTTATGGTTATGCTTTAATATGGTATCAATGAATGTGGTATGCGCCTTGTTTATTTCACGAGCGCGGGCTATTCGTTTCACCAGTGGGTGGGGGTGATTCTGTAAAAAGTTTTTTGTAAATGATGGAGAATTTGTTTTTTCGGTTCGGTCAAAAGGTAGGCGCAGTTTTTCAAAAACTTGCGCTATCGACCTCGCTGCCCATATTTGGGTATCTACTCCAGTTTCTTTTTTTACTAATTTTAAGCATTCTTTTTCTTCTGCTAGTAATTGTTCTTTTAATTGATGAGCTGCTTCAACGTCTACACGAACTCCTAAAAAACGCATATCGATTAGGCAGGGAAAAAGTTCAGTCTCTAATTCGAAAATAGATTGAATGTCTTGGTGAACAATTTCTTTCTTAAGTTCTTGCCATAACTCATACGTTAACTCAGCATCTTTTTCTGCATAAGCTCCAACGTACATAGCTGGTAATTTATACATCTCTGCTTTAGGATCTACTCCCCATGATTTTGCTGCATCATATAGAGCTGATTCGTCTTTACCTTTACCAATATATCTTCTACTACAATTGTTTAAGTCATAACGCATTTGATTCTCATCAACTATGGCGGATGCAATCATAGTATCAACAATCTGTCCATTAATTTTTAAACCTAATGCTCTAATCCAACACACATCGTACATGGCATTATGAAATATTTTTATTGCTTCAGTATTAAGAACTCCTTGAAACCATTTTAAAACTTTATTACGATCCATATTACCACCACCTTCATGAGCAATTGGATAATAACCTGACCAATCTTTAACAGCTACGGCAATACCAGTGACATCTCCTCTACCAGCAATAGAGCCGGACCCCATTTTAATTAAATCAGGATCTTTTGTTTCTAAGTCAATTGCAATTTCTTTATGTTTAGATAAATCTGGAAAATCTTCTGGTGGTATCCATTCAGTTTGAGGTTTAAACAAAGGGACTTGCATCATTTAATTATTCCCCATGAATTTGGTTTTTCTTTGGGTAAATTTTCTTTTGGTTTTTCTATTTCTTTGTAATCTCTTTCAAGAATCATTTCTAAAAAATGTATAGCTTTCAAAATATCCTCCCTTTTTCCTTTCAATCTGTGACGACAGATATATTTTATAGCGCATCCCTCAGGAAAAAGCAATTCATTTTCTACAACGAATTTACTTGGTTGGATTTTAAAATTTTGATAGTGTGATCCTCCGTGTTGCTTGTCCCAAACTTTACTCATTTATTTTGAAAATAGTTCTCGATTTGTAATAACATAATTAACAGCTACTGAAACTCTTTCACATTTAGATTTATAGGGATTAACACAGTGTCTTAACGAATATGGAAAGATAAACATGTCTCCTATTTCGGGCGTAAATTCAAGATTTGAAATAGTATATGGTGCAATCTCTCCATAATAAAATGAAATACATCCAGGCCCCTTTGTGGTTCCTTCATATTGTTTTATTTCTTTTTTTAAAAGATCTGGGATATCAAGATATATTACACTAGATAAATCACAGTCTTGGTGTACATGGACAGGATTATAATCTCCAGCTTTCATATAATTAACCCATGCTGATTTTGTTTTAATTTCGGGTTTGATTTTAGAGTTATACCATTGACAATAACCTTCTTGATATACTTTTAAATACTCTTGTAGGATAGTTTGAACCTTACGATGCTCAAGTCCATATTCATCTTTAATATCTCCAGCTAACGTGTGTCTCGTTAATCTTTCCTTTTTTCTATGGCACAATTTTTTAAGAAGTTTTATATCCTTAGGATCTATTTTTATATGAAAAAAATAAGGTCCCCAGAAATAATATTTATAGTTATATGTTTTCATACTTTTAACCATTCTCTTTCTTCACGTGTATCACTTTCTATTAAAGTTATTGGAAAACTACAACTGATTCTTTTATTAGTAAGGGGGATTAACTTATGATAAACTTGTGCAGGGATAAATACATAATCGCCTGTCTTTAAAATTTTTGTATATTTTTTGTTTGAAAAAACTTCTACCCTAAGGGTACCCTCAGATACAACAATCAAATTATGACTAATATCCTTATGTTTTTTAAAGTGTTTTGCTTTTTTACATAAAGAAAAATATATATGACAATCAACACACCTCTTAAAAACTTCTTCTAATTTTTTTGCCACTTCATTTATTTTAAAGTTTGCCCTACTAGCATCCCGTATATAACACGCATATTTGTCTACAAACATTTTAATTAAATGTATGGGCCAACAATTCTCGTCTGTCGCCCAACAATTATTTTTCCAATAGTGGTGTTTTATGAGTGAACAAGGGATAAATCTAGTTGAATTTGTAAAGGGTCTTAAGTTTAATAAAACTTCTAATTCTTTGTACGTAAATAATTTTGTTTTTAATGAACCAAAGCTCACCTGTGTAGGATCTAATTTATTAAACACATTCTTCATACTACGTATACCAAATAAAGTTTAATTCCAAAATAAAATGTCATCAGAGATAATAAAACAAGGTCACTTGAAATATTGTACATTATAGTTTATATCCTTTATATTCTTGTTTTGGTTCTATAATATGTAAATGTTCCTTGGTCCTTGTTGCACCAACATAGAACAATCGATTCTCATCATCAGGATTTTTTTCATAAGACTTCATAGTATTTTCACTAAGGTCGGTTAATAAAACTACATTCTGTGCCTCTCCACCTTTTGCTCCATGTATTGTTGACAATTCGATTCTTGGATCTTCCTTTAGTTTTTCTCCATTTCTTCTCATTTTTTTTAAATAATTTACATCTCGCTTAGCTGCATTGTCAAATGCTTCAAACCAAGTCAGTCTAGTTTTTAAACCATAGTCTTTTGTAAGTTTATCAATGCCATAATAAGATCCTTTAGTCATACCTTTAAGCATTTTTTTATTGAATTTTTCAGAACTAATATAAGCCGATATTTTTACTAATTGTTCTTGAGTTAATAATTGACCTTGACGTAAGTGTTCCCAGTCTACTACCGCAGAATATAATCCTTTTTCCTTAGTCTTTTTATATTTATTTTTATAATACCAACCGTTTTGATAGATATGGTTTTCTAATTCATTAAGCATGTATTTAGTTCTTGCTAATACTAACCACTCCCCTGAGGACATATCTATTTGTTCAAACTCTTCATGTCTAGATAAAGAACCCTCATGAACTTTAGGTTTCCAGGATTTGTTGATTCGGTTTTTAACTCTATTAATTATACCCATAGCTAAACCATGTACTTTAGCAGGAATCCTATGTGACTGTGTTAATGGAAGCATCTGTCCTTCTTGTGCAATAAAAGAATCTACATCTGCACCAGCCCATCTAAATATAGCCTGGTCATCATCACCAGCTATAAATGAATCAATAGTTTTATTCCAAATGCTTTTAGCCATACCCCATTGCATCAATGAAAGATCTTGCGCTTCATCTATAAATACAACATCAAATTTAGGAGACTTATCTGATTTTATAAAATCTAATATCATGTCATTAAAATCTATTAGATTATTTTCTTTCTTATATTTTTCTAATTCATTAGCAATTGTAATAACTTTATCTCTTTCTAGATCTCCATTATGTTCACCCGAATCATATAATTTTTCAGGAGTGATGTTTCTAAGTTTAGCTAGATTAATTAATCTTAAATATTCACTATCTGTAGTAAAAAAACCATTATGGTCATCCTCGTATCTAGCATAACCTATATCTTCTTTAACTCTCTTGCCAAAATCTCTGTAATGACTGTTTTGCATTACGTCTTCCTTTTTAATACCTAATCTTCTAAATGCTAAGGAGTGAAGAGTTCTAAAATAAGGAAGATCATCCTCAGTTAAATTAAATTTTTTTATTGCTTCATCTCTCGCATGATAAGCAGCTTTCTTGGTAAAAGCAAAGTACCCGACTTTATCCGGATCAGTTTGTTTTAAATAATCATCTACCTTATTTAATAAAGTAGTTGTTTTTCCCGTTCCAGGTGGTCCTAATACTATTGTTTTCATTAAAAAGGTGCTTCCTCTTTATATTTAATAGTCTTTTTAGTCTCTTGTTTCTTATCAAATTCTTTTACAGCAAAAACTCTAATCTTTTCTTTGCTAACTCTTTTATTTTCACAACTACATTTTTCTTTTAACATCTGTCCTGTTCTTGAATAACCAAGATCCCATCTTCTACGCATTAAGAATTGATGGTAGAATCTATCAAATACAAAATGGTGATAA